GGGTCCAGGGCCGCGCGTTTTCGCGGCCTGGGTGTTCCCTTTTTGTTCCAAACTGAGGTGACGAGCCCTCAGTCTCGGTCGGCCACCGAGTTCTTGGTCGACGTACTTGTGCTCAAACGTGTTTTTGGGCAACAGCAGGGTGTCGTCTTCGACAATGCTTGACACGACGTCGGCCGGCTTAGGTCTGGGTTCCTCCACCATGCCGTACCCTTCCATGATTTCCTCAAGGGTTTTGCACGATAGGATCCATTCCTGGAAGCCGCCGTAATTAAACTCGGGCATAGTTTCGGTTACTATGTCCTGCATCCACGTGCCCTCCCGGTTAGGGAATTGCACTTCGATGGGATACCTGTCCCACCACCGCTCTGGCTTGTGGGCGTCATCAAACTTGAGCGCCACGAACCCACCCTGTATTAGGTGGACCTGACGGACGATGTCCCCGATGATGGGAGTGTGCCAGTCAGTGAGCGCGAACGAACGCGCCTTTTCGAGGAGCTTAAGCCTGGGAGTGCAACCCGTGGAAGCGGTGGTGTGGAACTTGCGTACCTGACGGAGAATGTCAGAACATGAGGAATCATCCCCCAACCACACTAGGGGGGAAAAGAAGCGTGACAGAAAGTTAACTCCTGGCTGACCATGCCATATGGTCTCGCCAGTGACGACGTGCCCCAGGGCTCGGCCGGAGAGTTTGTAGTTGTTCTCGGCCATGTCGGGCATGAAGCTGTCGTCGCCGCCAAAGAGGCAGCTGTCAAGCGCGGTCGCGGCTTTCACGTGGCATCCGTACATCTTGTAGAAGCTGTGGAATGCCATAAATGCGCCTTCGGCAGTGTTGTCGAAGGAGGTTCCGGCCTCCCCCGACAAGCGGGAGGTGCCAGATGACTCGATCGATATACACTCTTCTGAGCCGCGTATAGCGCATTTTAATGGGCGGTCGGTTTTGCCTTTGAGCATAGCATCCAGCTCAGGACTAGGCTTGAAACCGCGCCTGTAGATCATCTCGGTTACCATCCTCCCGACGGTTGAGACTCTTCCATCCATACGTGATAGATCACCCAGGAACACCAATCGGTGATGCGGCAAGACTTTCGCTATGTGGCGGGCAATGGCAGCAGGTGTGCGGCCAAAGCTGTACCACGGGAGGTTGTTTTTAGCGTGTTTTGATAGCGGATTGGTGTACCGGGTCATGTTTGCCTGCGTCGCGGCGGCTAGCGGAGAGATGTTTC